GCAGTCAGCATAAAACTTAGCGGCCCTATGTACATAAGGAGTAAATTTTTTATCGGGACTTCCAACAATCTTAATAGACATAGATGCTCCTTCAAAAGAAGCCATTATACACCTATTTAGAGTACTTGTCAACCTCCACACCACACTGTTGTAAAAATACAACACCTTGGTCATTTCGGTAATCTTCTTTATAGAAAACCTTACGAATTCCTGCGGTAAATATCTGTTTTGCACAGTCAATACATGGTGCATGTGTCAGAAACATTGTGGAACCATCACCTGATTCACTGGATTTAGCCAGTTTAGCAATGGCATTTGCCTCTGCATGGATGACTTCTGGTTTGCTTGTTAACTTATAGTTTATCCACTGATTTGCTTGTTTTGGAAGCAATTGTTCACTATAATCACCATCATCACAATAGTGTTTAGTTTCACATTCATTAGTCCAATCTGGCGGCATGCCATTATAACCAATAGAAATGATTCTATCATCTTTTACAATGATAGAACCAACTTTCAATCGGACGGCAGAACTTAGTCCGGCTGTCCGACTTGCAATGTCCATGAAATAATCAATAAACTTCTGCTTCATAATATATGGTGCGACCAGTAGGATTCGAACCTACCCCGTAAGAATTATGAGTTCTTGGCACTACCTCTATGCTATAGTCGCTTAATCTTATTCCATCAAAACATAATCTTCTTTACTTACACCACATTCGGGGCAAGTAACAGAATCAGGCAAACTTAGATAATCTGCTTCAGATAAGGTGTGGCCACAAACGACACAAACATAAACACGTTCACCCATTTTAGATACCTCCTAATACTTTAATATATGCTTCTGCATGGCGTTTTTCAACTTTGGTCAATGCGGCGAAACGTTTTTCTGCTTTAGCCAAGACAGCGGCAAATTGTGCGGCATGTTCTTTAGATTCAGCAATCTGCTCTTGGATTTCTTTCTGTGCTTCGGTCTTACCTTCTGCAACTGCAATGGCTTCAAACTGAGGATACATTGTAGTAAACTCATATGTTTCACCATCAATAGCAAGTTGCAAACATTCCTTAGTGGTTGGCTTACCAACTAACAATTCCAAATGACCCCATGCATGTTTGATTTCTTGGTCGGCAGTTTCTTCAAAATGCTTTGCAACATCTTCAAAACCTTCTGCACGTGCCAATTTAGCAAAATAACGATACTTAATATGTGCCATTGACTCACCAGCCAATGCACTTTCCAAGTTTTTCAATGTAACTGACATAATGTTTCCTTTAATTTGGTCCGGCGTACAGGAATCGAACCCATATTCTTGGTGTAGAAGACCAGTGTATTCTCCATTATACGAACGCCAGAGTTTTTATTTAGTGTAATCAACAGTATTTACATACTGTAATTTTTGACTTTCGTTCCAATCCTTCAAATACTCATTGTCTTTATCAAACAAATCAAGGTATTCAATTCTTGAAATTTCACGGCTTGAACTAATAACTTCATCCAGGTGTTGTTGAGAAAACTCTTTGAGTTCTTCACCACCAGTGGTGTGCATGGTTACTGTATCCAATGCATGGACTTCTTCTTTACATTCAACAACATAACGCATACGAAACATTGAAATAGTTTCAACAAGATATAATTTAGACATTTCTCACCTTCTCCAAGGAGTCTTTACGCATCCAAAACGGAGTTTCACGGATTGTAATATTACGAAGGACAGCAACAAACTGAACGCCATCGATTTCTTTGGTTTGCTCAGGCAAAAGCCAGTAGAATTCCGATGGATTCAACTTGTTACGCATTTTGATTGGTTTGTTATCAACTTTTTTCATGATGTTGAGAAGTGTATCACAAGAAGGGGACTTTGGCAAGCCCCCTTGGTCAATTACTGGAACTTTTCTGGATAATTCAGGCGTTCCCATTCCTCATCGGTAACAGGCCACCAATTATTCATTTTTGGATTTGATACCAATTTTCTTGATAGCATCCTGTGTTTTGACGATGTTTTCCAACCAAACTTTTAACATACCGTTGGCTAGTTCCGCATCTTTGATTTCAATTTTGTCATTGATTGTGAAGACACGCTCAAAAGCACGGTTTGCAATTCCTTTGTATAGGAAATGTTCTTCATCGGAGTCATCTTTTGCAAGACCCTTGACGATAAGTTTGTTGCCGTCCATTGTGATTTCAATATCAGACTTAGCAAAACCAGCAACTGCCATTTCAATGACGTACTTGTTTTCTTTTACTTGTTTGATATTGTATGGGGGATATCCCATTGTTTTGGCTGTATGTTCTGTTGCTCTGCGTAGAGCATCAACAGTTTCTTCAAAGCCAATGAATTGACCGAACAGGTCTTTACCGAAGACATCTTTTAGATATGTCATATTTTTCTCCTAAAAAGCGAGTTAATAAAAAGCGATACCCCGAAGGCGTATCTATTTCCAGCTTACTTTATACTGGACCAACTAACGAGTGGTAGTGAAATCTCTCGGACGCCTTTTACCGTGAACGTCAAACAGCCCTAAGGTGGGCCTGTCTTATATTTATACTTTCTTTTTTGATCCTATATTGTATTTTGGTACTAATTGCCATTCATGTTTCTCTTTGTGGGAGATAATCTTGACTTGGCTAATGAAGATTGGTTCAGGAACTTGAATCTGAGATTCATTGATAACCTTCACCAAACCCCAATCTTGTAACAACTTAACAATAGCATTTCTACGAGACAAATCATTCTCGGTTAAATCGGTTGGTTTACCATCCAATGCGAACAATTCTTTAAAGTGAACGATGTAATACTTACCTTGCTTGTGTAAAATATGGCAAGATTGAAAAAGTGTTTTATCTTTCTTAGATGCTACACCAATTCTGGTTAGAGTTTCACGGACCTTTAAAAAATCATCTGCTTCAGTTAATGTAACTTCAACTAGGTCTTGTATTCCTATCATTATTTACTCCGCCTTTATTTGTTTTTGCTTTTATCTCAGCGATTTGTTCATCATTAAGAATACGCAATGCTTCTTTGGCCTTTTCGTTGGAGTAACCAAAATACTGCTTGACACATTCTATATCCTTTAAGACCTCAGCTTTTTGCCATGGTTGAAACTTACGCTTCATAGGTCTGATTGTATTTAGATAAAAGGAATACTGAAGGTCTTTATCTAATTGACTGTGCATGTTCAATTCATTCACATACAATATGCAATCTTGATGGAAAGATAAGGATCGGTTCACAACAAAAGGAACATAATCTTTATAATCTTCTTCGTTTTCAAACACATTCTTCTTGGTTTGAAGGATAGATGGTATGATTTCTTTGAATAAATCAGGCATCAATTTTCTCCATACTTTTTACTATATTGGTTATTACCAATTCTTGATTTTTCCACGGAACATCCTTTTCCATCCCAAGAATTTATCATTTTTTCTCTATCGACCTGGATCAAATTTAAGGTTTCGGAATTTATTTTTCCAGCATGTATTTTAAAGTGACAATTTGCACAAACCAAAACACACTTCATAATTTCATCAACAGTTTTTGTCATGTCTGTATTTACTCTTTTGAATAAGGTAGCCACTTCTGATACCTTATTTTCTGGATTTTTATGATGAAATTGCATACAACAATCGTCAGTCTCACCACATACTGAACATTTACACACAATATTTGACCACAACCATTTATTTTTTTTCTCGGCAGTTCTTTTATATCGTTCTTTCAACCGTTGTTGGTTGTTTTTACGATACCTGTCCACTATGATTTTTCTTTCGGGTGTCATTTTAAGTATTTTTTTGTTGATAATAAATTTATTTATAAGGATCGTTATTTTTATAATAATGATCCATTATTTCCATTCAACATCAACCATTAATTCTACTAAAAATGCCATAAAATTTATTTCTTTATCTGCGGAAAATGCTGCTTGATATTGATATTTGGATATTGTCAAGACTGTTTGTGGAATAGATTGTGGTTTCATACAATCATTCATTATGTCATATATCTTTCTGAATAAAACAGAAGAATCTTGGTCAGAATTGTTTGCAACCCACTTGCGAGCACCAGCAAAATCTTTAGATTTCAACGACTTAATAAGGTCAGCCAATTGCACATCAGCAACATGGCCAAGAATACCTTTATCGATACTACCAGAAACACCATATCGTTGAAGTTCATTCAAAATACGGCGATTGTCTGGAAAGTGTTTGGTGATGATGGCTGCAACCACATCTTTTTCGTATGTGATATTTTCTTGTGTAAGAATACCTTCAACACGTTTGAAGAAAGCGGTTGCCATCTTGGCTTTAGAACCATTCAACTTGAAGTCAATACAAGTGCAACGAGAATGGATAGGATCAATAATCCGATTCTTAAAGTTACAG